TCTTCCCATTCACCAACCCAAGATCGGATCCGTCCGATCGAGGGAATGGTTGAAGCCTTGAGACCCACATCATTACCGTGGGCTTCCTTGGAAGACGCACGTATACGGTCGAGTACTAGACCGTAGCCGTCGAAGGGCAGCGTTTGCTGCCGCTCCGTGAGACAACGAAAAACGAGTAACCCATCCCTAATCGGAACCTTGCGGAACCGGCTAGTCGTAGGACTCTCGTGTAGCACGGTATCTCCAAACCGAACTGGCCCATAAAACCGCAATCCCGTAGGGATAGCAGCGATAAGGCTTTGGACGACTGGACGAAACCGCGCATCGCGCACTAAACCCTGTACGCCATTCAGCATCGCTTGACGCTGGATGGAGTTATGAGTCTTGTACAGCTCGCGTACATCCCCTAACCTCTGCTTTAGATAGAAAGGAGAAACTTCTTCGGACTTCCAGCAATGAATACCGCAGGATTCAAAGAAATAGCCGGACGAGAAACTTTTCGTCTGGTTAATCTTAAATCCAAGGGCCTCAATTGCTGATACAAATACTGGCATAGCATCTCTTGGCAATATAACATCGTCGCCATAGACACCAATGTCGTCCAGCAGCAAGTCACCTTTTCCAATGGTGACTTGACGGGTAACTTCAACACTAGAGACTGCGATAGCCCAGAAGATCAGGCTCTCAAGCTCAAAGGTGAATCCGTTACCCATGCTGCTGAACTTATTGAGGATATAAATCCCTTCGCCAATACGGCTTCTCTTGCTTCTCACAAGGTCCATAACACGGAACCAATCGTGGGGTATCAGGCACTCGACAACCGATCGACTTATTAGGTCGGATGCGGCTGAAAAATCGATGGTAGCTAACGAACATTCACATGCTCGCCGCGCTAGTTCTCGATTACGTCCCTGATATTTAAGTGAGACAGCTTTCCGATCCATCCGACGGCGAATCATACCGCCTATTCCTTTTTGAAAGAATAAATTAAGCCCGGGTTCAATGAATATAACCCGATCTGTTTTCGAATTTTTCGGAACTGTATGGTATACATTTCCAACCTCTACCGTGTAGGCACGCTTCGATAGTATCTCGGCGTACCAACTGGGATAACAAACCCGCAGCAAAGGAGAAATTACATCTAAGAGCTCTTGCGTTATACCGGTCTCAGACTGGTACTTATTTGGTTGGACAGACATTGCACCCTTAAGACGGGTGGAAACTCCTGGCCCCCAACCACTAGTATCGGCCCACTCTTCGGCATCAAACGGACCTAGGACTTTTGCAATTTTTTCTCGAGCACGACTGATTGTCGGGTCGAGTCCTCTTAACGGCTCGTAAGCCCCAGGGAGGAAAGCGGAAAGTCTTCGGTTAGTTTCTGCACACATCTTCTCATGAAGCCAGAACTTATCCGTGGCAACAGCCTTCTTATCGAAGGTCGTCTTCAGGAAAGGAAACTTAGATAGAAAAGAAGTAGCTGCATAGGCGTTGCGGAACGATAATACATCGTTATAGTGCAACGGATCTATGTCTAGCGCAGCTAGTTGATCGTGCTCCGAACTTTCGTATAGGAGCCAGACCGTAAGGCTGCGCGAGCAATTAACAGCTTCGAGGTAGTCATGGATGAAGTGGTCAGTGGTGCGGTTGCGATCCACTGTATCGTTCCTTAGCAGTTTTGTTAAGGTTACGTCGGTCATTTCATTCTCCGTTCAGAAAAGGAAAACAGGTTGTTATATCAAAGCTTGTAATGTGTTAAGTAGGTTATCGCGTAGATATACGCTTACGCCAATCCCAGTCAATAAAACACTGAGGAGGGCCAGCAGTATGTTTCTCACGATTAGTACATCACATCGCCGTTAAACAGAGCAGCCCTGAAGGCGGCATCTGACAACGCGCTAATGAGTAAATCAACAACCTTCTGCTTCTCAGCAGCTGTAGCATTTGCCTCGAACTGGAAGTCAGTAGATGCGAGATTATCGCCCTGCTTCATAACCAACGAGGTGGTGCTATCAGTATACGTTTTCGGGCAGAACACCCGTAGCGTGCTTTTAATCGTCTTACGGCCGTTGGCCGGGGGACGATATGAGAAGTCAACTTGGTTATCATCGAGCAGAGTAGCGCCCGGTGCGACCCAGTTGAGGACCTGCTTGGAATCACGCCCGCGAGGGAGGATTGAAAGTGCCGTACCCGTAAGGGTGATGGCGGTGATTGCAGTTTTTGCAGCAATCGTTGCTTGTGCGCTCATTGAGAGGCTCCTATCGTTGGTTAGTGCTTAAAGACCTGCGTAAGCAGAGCTAAAGCATTTGCACAGTGTTGTGCGGTTAGTGGGTTTTTCAGCGTTGGCATGTGCACTGAGGGAAAACCACCAATAGGTGATCGGATAAACGTCGTTTGTACAGCTATACCTCCTTCGGCTAGATACTGGTCGGTAAACTGACCAACAGTCCAAACCTGATGAGAAGTAGTTGCTGCAATTACGGATACGAGTTTTTCATTTTCGTATCCATCGACGAAATTGCATCCGATCGTGGCATCAAGATTATTTAGACTCTTCCCGATGGGGAGGGCCCAGTCTACAACAAAACTGAAAGGAGTCAGTTCCCACGCTATTGAAAGCGGGTTCGTTAGTCCAACAGTAGCTGCAAACCGCAGCGAACCTTGATCTACAGTATACCTAAGACCTATACGCTTTGCCCAATCGAAGTGAAGCTGGTAATGTTCCCGATTCTGACGAATAATATTATCATCGCCAGTCAAGGAAACGCCAGAAGAAACCTTCGTGGGTTCAACGTTGTGTCTATCGGGCCAACTCTCCAGAGCTTGGGAAGCTCCATGAATATCTGAGAGAAGGGGTAACCAACCATACTGTAATTGCAACCAATTTTGAGAAAGGTTATCGCGTAGTTTAATACGTTTTTCCTTCCCTGTTAGAAACCTAGCAGCTGCAGGTAGATTTCCGTGCTTAACAGCTTTCATTGCGTTAGCTATCTTTTTAAAGGAGTCGCCACACAATTTATAGAACTGATCTCTCTCACCAACGAAGTTTCCGATGTTTACTTTCTCAGACTGTATTTTGTCTAAGATGTTATTGTAAAGTCGGTTGTTCTGGTTGGTTTTCGAGAATGCACTTGGTTGTAGGTAACTAGCATCAGAAAAACCTATGGCGTCAGGTCCATACCATTCGGACCGATCGTTATTAGGCTTATAGATGTAGCGACGCCAGGGGTAACCTTTTCCAAAGGATACCACTTCTTGTTGCAATGAATAAGGTAAGACAGGCAGAGTTCCGCCTGACTTCAGGATACGAAAGTAACCAGGGGTGACAACGTGCGACTTCGTTCGGGAGAATCTTTTGGACTCTCTTTTACCATCGTCGTAAGTCACCGTACCAGTGCTTAATGTATCTATCCGAAGACATTGCTCTAAAAGCGTTGCATTTGTAACTTCAGTTACCATTTTCTGTTTTCCTTTAGGCGGTTGCCAGAGGACCAGAAAAACGACAAAATGCCGTAGTAGCCCAGGCAGGGTTTAATTGCATGAGTAGGCCGAGTTTTCT